GTCGTAGTCCGTCGTTATGGTAGGTTGGAAATCCCAACTCACGTAAGAACTAAGGAACTTCGAAAGGTCAAGTTCGCCGTAACCAGTTCCGTATGTAGGTAAGACCTTGAAGCGTCCGATTAGGGTAGCGCCGTTGTATACGTCGAAAATGTACTTGAAGCCGTCGAGGTTCTTGTTAGTGGAGTCGACTAAAAACTTTACGGGGTTGTATGCTGGTGTAAAGCTTTGGGGTTGTGCTATTATTGATTGTGCCATAACTATATTAATTTGCGCCCGTCTTTAATTAGAAAGCAAAGTAGGCGTCGTCGGTAAAGTATTGTTCTTTTATGTAGGTTGTCGCGTACCTAGTGGCGTCCATTGCGTCGTCGTAAAGCTTTACGGGTTCGTCTAGGATTTGGTCACCCATTTTTTTCCACTTGTAGTTTTGATATTCTTTCTTTAAGTGTTCGTTTTCAAGACAAAAGACCCCAAAGGTTTTAATGTTGTCGATGCCCTTCTTTACGGACTTGTTCGCGTTTAGAACATTGTACCCCGCATTGTTCATTTCGGCAATGATCTCAGGGCGGGCGTAGTCGGCAATTATTTCCGTTTCCTTTTCGATGTTTAGGTCAGCGAGGCGGTCGATTAGGTTCGAGGTGGTTAGGTAGCTTTCGTAAATTACGGGTTCTATAAAAATGTCTTTTTCGTGCCAATAGACGCGCACTAACGCGGTCGGGTGGTTGTACCCAAAATCGCATCCGTATACAAATTCCGTAAAGCGTGAAGGGCGGTGAGGTAAGAAAGTCCAGTTTGAGTAAATGTTGCTTTTGCTTATGGCCTTTTCCCCTAGCGCGTAAATTTGGTAAAGGGCCTCGTCTGTTCGTTTGAGGTCTTCTATTTGGTGTTTAATTGAGTCGGGCAAAAATGGGTTATCTCGGTACGTGGATTTGATTAGTACGCTTTCGTTTTTTGGTAGGTCGTAAAGCCAGCTTGTCGAGTCCGAAGGATTGTAGTCAAAGATTAGCTTCGACTCGGTACGCATGTTTAATTGCGTGAAGTCGTCGTAGAATAGTTCGTTAGCCTCATTGCACCACGCTAGGTTACGTTTGCGCCCCCTTATCTTTTGTTCGTCGTCGACGCTAAAGAACTCGACCATTGAGCCGTTGCTAAAGGTGTATATGTGTTCGGACATATTATGACTACCCTTGTCGTAAATTCCCGACTCTTTAAGAACCTCGAAGAAGTCGCGCATTGCCGTTGCCCTCAAAGCTGGGAACGTCTTACGAATAATAGAAACGACAACCCCTTTGTTTTGTAGGCAATAGACCAGGATCAATTGGCATAAGCTATAAGTCTTACTTGAACGGCTACCCCCTTCGTTAATGATAAAACGCGCCTCGTTATTATAAAGCGCGTCGTAGTTACGTTCAAAGACTATGGTCGATTTCAAATCCATTACTCTAGTTCCTTAGTGTCGGGTCTAATTATCGAAATTTTAATTTCGTTTATGTTTTCGCCGTTGCTTGTTACGTCCGTCTTTTCGGTGAGGTTGTTTAGCCTTTGAGTAATTGACGGGTTATATTGCCCAACCATGCCACCTTCAATTTGGTCTTGTCGGATTTCCCGCTTTATACGTTGGCAGACCCCGCAATAATCTTCGTACGCCCCATTTGTATTTCTAAAGTAGTGGTCTAGCGTTACGCCTTGTTCGTACCCGAATACCTCGAAGCCTTCGTAGGTTAACGGCACGCGCAACTTTTCTTGTACTACCTTTCCGCTTTGTAATGCTTTGTCTATTACTCTTGGGTTTGAGTGTACTTTTTCCTTGTAGGCTAAGAACATTTCTAGTAGCTTTTCTGGGGTTTCTATGTACTTATGCTTTCCCATTTCTTTTCGTGTTTTTAAAGTGGTCTAAAAAGTCGTCTTCGGTTATAAATTCTACGCACATTAGGTTATCTTGGTCGGTTAGGTAAATTACGTAATGTATTCCGTCTTTTTTTAGTTCTGTTTCTATTACGCTACAATAAGAGGCCATGTTTTTACCTATGTCGACTATTGCGTATTTCATCGGTCTATTTGTTCGAGTTTACGTTGCGCCCATTCTATTCCCTCGTCACCGCCCCATGCTAGCCACATTAAACGCCCGCATCCATCTCCTAGTTCTTTATTCGAGTGTTGGCGGTGGCGTTCAAAGGCTGCCATTCTTGCTATGGTGTCTCGGCTTATTGGTTCGTTTTTTGCTAGTTGGTTGGCTCTTTGCTTACCTACGTCCGTACCACAAGAACCCCACCCGTTTTCCTCAGCCCAGCGTAGAGCAATTTTAGCGTTTTCGCTTGCTTGTTTTGGGTAGTCCGTGTAGCTATCTTCGGCAAAAGAACGCTTGTAAAGGCTTAAAGCTTCGCGGGTGTGTGTTTCCCATACTCGATTACATACGGCAAAGCGTTGGTCTTCTTTAGGGAACGAGTTTACGCTTTCTTCGTCGGCCATGCAACGCTGAATAAACGCGTCTTTCTTTTCTCCTTTAATTGGTTGAGGCATTGCTTTTGCGTTTACGTGTTTTTGTAGCTGGTTTCTTACGTGTTTCGGTTGGTTCGACCGCCTTAGGTTCTTCTACTGCGTCCGACTGAGCTGTTTCGTGGTCTATTCCCGTGTAAGCAATAGTCGATTTCTCGAAAAGGTAGCCTAAGCCTATGGTATTATAATACGTAAAACGTGCGGGGTCGATTTTGTCGACTTCAATTTTACGTTGTCCTAAAACCGAGTCGTAGGTTACTATGGTTTTTCCTTTGTATTCGTCTTTAATTTTCATCTTGTTTCTTGTTTAGTTCTTCGTCAAAGCGACCAATAATATAAGCGCATATCCCAACGCCTAAGATTTGCAAATAGGCCGTTTGGCCTTCGTAAGTTAAAGCTACGCCCATAGCTAAGAAAGCAAGGGTAGCAACTGCGTAAAATAGTTTATAAGCGCTCATAACAATATTGAATTTTTCTTATTTTTTGTTTTAAGTCCCGTATCATGTAATGGGCAGACGTGCGGCTTACGTTAAAATATTCTGCCATAGCTTCAGCCGTTTGCTTCTTGTCGTCAAAGTAGACTTGGGCTATTCGTTTTTCTACTGGGTCGACTATTTCCGACCTGTATTTTTGAATACACCACTTACGAAAGTTGTAAACGTTTTCAATTTGGATCTTGTCTAATACTTCGTCGTTGTCAGGTTCGTCTAGTAGGTCGGGGACTTGGCTATTTATGTCGTCTTGTTTGTGGCTTAAAGACGTATTCCAAATTATTTGGTATTTGATTGTGTTTAGTAGGTAGCTTTTGACGCTATTTTCGTCCGTCTTTGCGTTGTCAATGGTCAAAACGTGCAAGTAAGCGTTGTTTATGCAAGTGTCGGCGTTTAGCATCGAGCAAGCCAGCTTTTTGCTATTGACGTAACGCGTTAAAAAGTAATTGGCGTAAGCCCTTACTTCTTCGTAGTTTTCGCTTACGTACTTGTCAAGCGTTTGCTTCAAACCATTGTAAGAACTCATTATAAAACTTTTGTCGGTCAGGAACCCCACACAAACATCGGTTGTCATATTGGCCCGTGACCTTGTTTTTAATGGATTGCAACTTACGTAAGTGCATTTTACTAAGCCTTTCGGGGTTTAGAATGGCTAGTATTCCGTTTATTTCTAGTAATTGAGCTTCGCTAAGCATAAGTCGACAACGTAAGAACATAAAGAAACTAGGCACGCGGTAAGAAATTGACCGCTTAAAGCCCATGTAACCCAAAAGCCCATACACTTAGGACAACCGAAAGCGCCGTGTAAATACATTGTAAAGCGATTTAAGGGTACTTCGGTAAAGAGTCGGTCGATTAGGTCTTGAAGTGGCTCAAAGTTCGTTAAAAACCACGCAAGCGCAATGTAAAGTAGTATTTCCATTTGGTTAAATTCTAGTCAAATATAAGTTTAATTTTTAAACAAGACATATTTTAAATAAAAAAGCCCCTTTTTACGGGGGCTAGTTGTTAGTGTAGGTGTTTATAAAGGTATTCGTCTAACTTTATGAGGGTCGAAAGTGCTACGTCTTTGCCGTCTAGGAAATTATTTATTTGGAAATGGTGAAACTTTCCAGTCTTTTCCTTTATTTCCGTTACTATTTGGTTTCGAGTTCGTGTTTTCAATAGGTCTTTAATACCGCGCCTCAGCGCTTCGTCTTGAATAAACATGATCATAAGTTAAAAAGGTAAGTCGTCGTTTGCAACTACTGGTTGTGTCTGTGGCGCTACGTAAGGTTCGGAAAAAGACGCGCTAAAATAAGTATTCCCAGCGCTAGACGTTTTAACCCACAGGGCTATTTCCATTTCTTTTCCGTTTACGTTTACCTTTCCTTTGTAGTCGGGTTGTTTCTCATTCGTCTTTTTGTCGTTCTTAAAGATTGCTCCTGTATTTGTTTTGTTTTCCATTATGTTGGGTTTATATGTTACTGATAAATGCGATAATTAATGTAATGCTGATTACGGTAATAAGTATCATTGTGCCTAATGCAGCGTAGTATTCTCTTTCTTCGTTTCGTTTTTTCATAGTGTAAAAATTAAATAGCCGATTGTTATTCCTGCTAACAGGTGTAATAGTCGGTAGTAGTTTTCGTAATTCATTCTTCCTCGTTTACTATTTCTAAATGTCCGTTAAATTCGTATCCAGTCAACCTGATGACACGCTCAATGTAGAAGAGTAACTCTTCAAGGTCAACATCCTCGTGACCGAACTCATAGGTCGACTTGTGTCCGTATTGGGTTATTTCTATTTTCATTGTTCTTGTTGTTTAAAGTTTCTGTAATAACATAATGAATTTGCCCATTTCAACTATTTTTTCAATGTATTCGGGCGAGTATTCTTGTATTTTTCTTTCTTTTAACCAACTTTTCCACATAGAATTATACCATGTATATCCATCTCCTCCTTTGGTTAAACCATCTTCTGATGGGATATTTTGTATTTTCTCAATCCAACATATAAATTCAAATATTTCCATGTTTAAACTTATTGTATTCTTAATTGGATTTGATGTAATTGCTTGACTATGTTTTTCTCGCTCCTCACATCGTTGGTCAAATATTTCCTTCGGTGTTAATTGTTTCTCTTTCATTGTTCTTGTTGTTTAAGTTCTTCCCCTGTTAATGCAAAGTATAGGTTCTGAAGTTGGTGAACGTATTCTATATTAACACAAAAATCACCCGTACCTGTTGTTAATATAAGTTTGCCTTGACAAAAATTAAATGGTGTATTTGGTAAGTTAAATGTACAAGGTAAGTTTAATGGTGCAATAGCAATACTTGTTAGTGCAATACCTACTTTATCAAATCCAAACTTCACAAGCCATTCTTCTGTTAGTGGGATAGGTTCAAAGTCGCTAAAATGTTCAATATCTTCATCTGAATAAACATAGATTGGATAATCACCCAATCCAGATACGTCTAATGTTACTACTTTACAAATTGTTTCCAACTCTGTTTCTTCATCTTCATCATCGTGTTTATAATAAACTCCCTTTATCAGATTACCAATTCTTAATTCACTTGCTTTCATTGTTCTTGTTGTTTAAAGGTTTTTACTTCGTCTTTTAGTCGTTCTACGTACAAAGTAGCGTCCATGAGTTCATCCTGTAGGTGTGTAAGCCATTCTAAGGCGCTCAGGTCGTTTCTTTCTAGCGTTGTGTTGTATTTCATTATTCCGAGTTTCGAACGTTCGTTAAAACGCGCCAAAACGCGTAAAACTATTTTGTCTTCTATTTGCTGGTTCATAGGAAATTGTAAAGGGTTTCGTAATACTCGCGGCATAGTTCGACGCGTTCTTTAATTTGTTCTATTACTTCGTCGTCACGTTCGACCTCAAAGACTTTCACACGGCGGTTGTCGGGGATATGGTCGAAGTTGTGGCGTTTCTGTACTTCGGCTATTAGATCCAAACTTTCTTCTAAAAGATTAGCGTTCCAATGCGCGCGTCTTATTTCGTCTTGAACCATGTCTAGCGGTGTATTGACTAGGCAGTATACTAATAAGCTTTTTTGTTTACCCGTGAGCCACATATAGCCTTGCAGTTGGTAAAAATAGTCCTTAGTCGGTATTTCAGTAGCAAAGAATGGGAATGTCGTAGCGTCCCAAGAACTTTTTACGTCTAGTAGAATGGTGTCCGTGTTTACGTCGGGTGTACCCATTACCCAGTCATTGCTAAAATGTTCGTCGTTCTTGTAAAGAAAGCCTAAGTCTAGGACGTCGCTAGCTAATTTAATGCTTTCGTCTTCTACTAGGTTGCCTTTGTCGGTGTAACGTGAATTAAACGTTTTGACTATTCCGTATTTTGCTTGTAAGACTTGTTCTTCTACGTAGGTCTTAGCCGTTTGGCTGAGTATTTCGCTTTTCGAACGCGGAGATGTCATTACTTTCCCAAGTGCTGAGCATCGAACTTTAAAAGTATTCATAGGGCGTTAAGCATTTCGGTTTGTGACTCGGTTAAAGTAAAGCTAGACGTTATCTTTTCTTTGGTTACTTTGCCGTCTACAATTGCCTTGCACGCGTCCTGAAAGCGTTTTGTATCGATAGCGGGTAATTTCTTTAATTGTTCTCCGCTTGCGTCCGTGTCTTTGTCCGTCACTAAAGCAAGGGCCGCCGAGATGGCATAGCGTCGGTAATAGGTCACACCCGAACCAAACGCCTGGAAATCATTCATACCTTTAAGCGTTACGTGTGGTATTGCTACCTTACTTTCAAGGCTTTCGCCGCTGTCTACGTGGAAAACAAGCGTAATAATGTAGTCGATGCCTTCCTTAGTGTCTAGCATTTGGGTAAAGCCTAGCCCGTGTTTTTTTAGTAGCGGGTTAATCTTGTCGAAAATTGCGGGTAAGTCGGCGTAAGAATAGCCAAACCCTTGCGTGCCTTTGTGGATTACTGGTACTTCTTGCTGAAAAGCCGCAAGCGCTTTAAATAAATTTTTCATGTTCTTGTTTTTTAATTGTTTTGATATGCGAATATAGTCATTATATTTCAATTCAAACTATTTTTTTGCAAAATTTTAATTTTTTCTTTGTAGGTGTGTATTAAATACTTCAATTCGTCGGCGGTGTACTTGCGAACATCGTGGGCTTTTTCGTGTAACTCTAGTAGACGTTCTGGGCCTATTCGCTTTTCTATGCCTATTTGGTATTCTAATAAGTTCCCGTGTTTGTATCGGTTGCACGTTACGCATTGAGCATGAACGTTGTCTTCATTAAACGTAACGGCTTTGTGTCCACCCATGCTGAAATAATGCCCCGCGTCGTACTTTTCGCCTAAAGAACCGCCGCAACTTACGCACGGCTTACCGCGATCGCGAAGACGGATGAAAGTATTAAATACCTTTTGCGCTTCTTTGAGCCAGTCTGTTGTCGTTTTAAGTTCGTTCTTTAGCTTTACCTTAGTCTTTTTCCATTGAGCCGCTTTAGCTTCTTCTACAAAAGCTTTTATACATTCGTCTTTTAAACAAAACTTTTGGTTAAAGCGTATCGGTTCGAACTTGTCTTTACAATTTTTACAACGTGGCATTCATTCTATTTTTAATTATTTCGCAATAACTCGAATCAATGTCAAAAATTAAAGAATCAAAGCCTAAATCATTCGCTACCTTTGCGGTCGTTCCCGATCCTCCAAATGGATCAATAATCAATTCACCTTCTTTAGCAGTTGTTAAAATTATTCGTTTTATAATTTCTTCGGGTATTTGGCATGGGTGTTCGGTTTTTTCTTTACTTACGTTTTTAACTTGGTTTATTTCCCACCAATCATAAAGCTTTGCCCCCGTTTTCCCGTTGGTAATTAGCTTTTGTATGCGTTTATCATTTGGGTTTTTGTAAGGCTGAGTTACTTTTCTAAAATCAGGTTTACAACCCCACCAACTAATTAACCGAGATTGCTTGCCAGTATTTGAATTATAAACCCAAGTAACAACTTGTTCGCATTGAGCATCCATAGCCAACGGCAGCAAATTTATTGTTTCTTCTGGGTAATGAATAATTACGCAAGGCTTCGGTATTTTGCTTAGTAATTCTACATATTCTTCAAATTTCAACTTGTCTTTGTATTTAGAATAATGATAATTTTGATTGTATGGCGGATCCGTAATTGTTAACCCGTTTGGTATTTTATGGTTTCTAAAGTCGTCGTTTATAATAGTTGTCTTCATAGTTCAATGTCTTTAAATTTTAGTTCGTTTTTAAGTTCGTCGTATGCTACTCTTAGCTGCGCGTTGCGTCTAGCTAGTTGGTTTAGTTCGCGGTTCAAACTTATTATTTCGTTTTGCATTTCGATTAAAACAAGTTCGGTTTTTAGTAGCATTTCTTCGCTTTCTTTGCTTCCTTCTATGTAGTCCTTTGCGTCTGGTTTGTCCTTTTCTAGCTTTTCGCGTACGTTTTTAATTCGTTCACGAACGCACCAAATAACGTTTTTAGCCCAAAGTATTTTTAAGTTGAGGTCCATATTAAAAAAGTGTTTGTTGTGTTAAATATGGCTCAAGTCTTTTATTGGCAATTTCTACATATTCTTTTGATATTTCACTTCCAACCCAAAGTTTTTTTTCTTCTATAGCCGAAACCGCAGTTGTGCCAGTGCCCATATAAGGGTCGTACCAAACATCGTTTTCATTTCCAAATTTTTGCATAAATATACGCGCAATATCTAAAGGCATTATTGCTTTATGTTGTTTAGCAAATGGGTTTGAATGTGGGTTCAATGTTTTTATGATGTTTGAAAAATTGCCTTTAAAATTTCCGTCATAAAACTTTTTTTTATCTGGGCTTTGATTACTAAAAATTATGATAAATTCAAATGCCGAACTTATGACACCTGGCTCAATGTGTGGTATCATGTTTTTTTGCCAAATAATAATGTCTTTTATGTTGTTTCTAAAATGACCCATTAAATTTAAAAAATCTAACTTGTTATTACCTAGCATTTGAATATTGTAAAATATGTGGTTTTTAGTAACCCTTAGCAACTCATCAATAAGGCATTTTTGATTTTCAAAATAGTTGTCTAATTTGTCGTCATATTCTTTATATTTTGCCGTGTTTTGGCCGTTCATTTCGTTATAACCTACATTGTAAGGCGGGCTAGTTAATACGTAGTCTATGAAATTGTCTGGCATTTTTGCCATTGTTTCTAAATTACTTTCGCAATAAATTTTGTTCAGTTCTAAATTATTCATAAGTTCCAGTTATTTTATTTCGTGTTTCATTACTTCTTTTTACTTTAGTGTATTCCTTAGACACGTTGGTTTGTCCTATTATTTTGCTTTCAATTACTTTAATTATTGGCATTGATTTATAAATTTTGTCATTTTCTTTAATTACCGCATCAATTATTTTAACTTCTTTTTTGTTCATTACTTTAATTTTTGCGAACAATATGTTTTGTTTCATTTTAAAATGGTGTTTGGTTTGCTAATCTACGAAGCTTTGCGCCAGTATTTTCTAGTTCGCCGTCAGGTAGTTTTGTTTGTACTTCTTTTGGTCGGTGTTTTTGTAGTGGGTCTACGCCGTTAATTGTAAAGCCTAGACCGCTATTAAAGTCGAACACTACGGGAAAATCAATTTCGGTGTGTTTGCCACCTGTTTCGGTGTCCTTAACTTTTTCGACGTTTACCCAAGTTTTATATTTATAGTCAGGGTGTTTAATTAGCCTGTGAATAACTAACATATCGTCGCAACGATTAAGAAAGGCCTTGCCACCTTCTATTCCATCCTTTAAAGGGGCTTTCAAATGGCCTTTAAGTGCGCCCTCAGTATACAAATTACCACTTCGACCGCTTTCAGTATTCGGGTGTGTGTTTATGTATATAGTCATGCCTGTTTTATTTACGAACTGACGGGCAGTATTCATAAATTCGTAATTCCCAGCAAACGACATTTCCCTATCTAGGCCCGTGAATGGATCAATAAGCCCAACTTTAGCCCCGCTTTGCTTAAATAGTTCTAGAATTTCTTCTGGTTTGTACAAATTCGAGTTGTCGACAAAGGTAAAGTATTGTTCTAGGTATGCAACGTCGCTATTAATTTGCGAATGCGTTAACTTACTGAAATGTTTACCTCTATACATTTGCACCATGTCGCGCAATATTTGGCCCTTTTGGTTTTCACCCGACCAAATGCAAAAGGTTAAGTCATGCTTTAAAGCTAGGGTAAGGAAATACCAATTTATCCAGTACGTCTTTCCGACGTTGTCATGTCCTAAAATAATGTTTAGTTGTTTAGGTTTGAATTTTAAGTGTTCGTCTAGGTAGCAGTCTAGCCCCAGACCTTGTTTTATTTTGCCGTCCCTTACGTCAAGTAAGTATTGTAAGGCGTCACCTTGTTTAAGTAGCATTTTAATTGTTTTTAAGTGCGGTTAATAAGCGGTCGTTTTCTTGTTCTAGCCAATTAGCGTTAAAGCCTTTCCATGAACGTTCTACGCAAGTACGTAAAATTCGGTTTTTGTCGCCCCCGTGTTTTTGTACCTGAGCCATGAACGAGTTAAAAGCGGTTTCGGTATTTACGGCCTTTAGTTGTTTACGAACTTCGACCCATTCACGTGACAACTTTTCGTCGAAACCATTTTCTAAAAGTGAAGCTAAAAAGCTATATGTATTATTCTTTATTTCTTTTATTTCTTTAGTTGTTGCCCTTTGTTTGCCCGATTGCTTGCCATTTTCTACTTCTTCGCATTGCAATTTGTCCCATTTTACAAGGGTTATAGCTTGCCATTTGTTTGTCGCGTAGCGTGCCACTTCTTTAGACCTTTCTAGCTTGTCCATTGCGACCCTTGTTTGCTTGACCGAAAGACCTATTTCTTTGGCTAAATTTTCCCAACTGGTAACGTATGTACCCGCTTTTATTGTTTGCCCTTTCCATTCCTTGTCTTTGTAATTTACCGAGACAAGTAAATGAACGAGTAAACGCGTCGCGTTATGGTCGTCGTACCATTCCCAGTCTTTAAGTGTTTTGTGTAATTTTATCCATCCGCTCATCTTACTGCACTAAAATAAAAAAGCCTCGTCGGGTTTCGTGGTGCAGCACTACTCCCCAATGAGGCTTAAATGTTTTACATGGGTCTGCACACCCGTACAAATCTAACGTTTTATTCGGCTAAAAGTTGCTTGTCTTGTAAAATTTCTTCGTAAAAACCCATTTTAATTCGTCTTTGCACACGTTTAAACGAGGCTAGGTTGTGGGCTTTAAGTATGTCCGTCTTTAGATCGTAGTCTTTTTGCGTCTTAAACACTTTCGATACGTCTGGCAACTCCGCGCCGTCTAGGTAGGCTTGAAGCGCGCACGTCTCAGCTACGTAGTCAACGTCTCGGTAACTAGTTAAGTCTTTGTGAACTCTTAACCCGTGTAAGATTGTAGCGTGGTTCTTGTTGAAAACACGGCCAATTTCCGAAAGGCTAAGCCCACAGGTACGTAATTCATTGTAAAGGTAATAGCGTTTAAAAAGTACGTCTCGTCGTCTAGACTTGTCTAGTAGTCCGTATTTTTCTATTAGTTCGTGTATTGAGGTAAGGCGGTTCATATTTGTGCAACTTTAAATTTTCCTAATTCGTAACGGCCCGTGTTTAGTAAGTCATGCTTTTTCCAATATGCTAGGCTTTGAGAATTTAAAACCCAGCTTTCGACGGCTTTAGATCCGACAAAATAAGTCAATTTCCATTTCATAAGTCTAATAGTTCTTTGTTAACGTTTAACCAATGGTCGTGTCCGTATTTTACTGGGTACGAATGCCAAAGCCATCTTCTAAAATTGTCGACCATAAGTAAAGCAATTTCTTTAGCTACTAATCTATTCTTAAACAATCCTTTTTCGTTTTCTTCTTCGGGTATTTGCATAAGAGCAATATTGTACAATTGTTCTGCGTGTTCTTTAGGTGTCATAGTTGAGCCATTTTAATTTCACAAATTCGGTTATAAAGACCAAAGTTAAAGTTATCCCAGTACCTATTTAGTTGGTAGTTTCTAAATGAACCACCAAGTCCCCTCGTCGTTGTATTCTTGAATATAGGCGTCTTCGAAGAGGTTTGTTTCATAGATTTTTTCGAGGTAGTCGTCGCAGTCCCTTGTTTGTTTGATGGTAAGTATTTCATTGTAGTATTTTTTAGTTATTTTGTAATTAGAATAAGAGTCGTAAATTTCTATTTCGTATTCGGCTAAGATTTCGGCGTTCGTGTCCGTGTCTCCTTCGTCCCAAAGAGTAACGAATAAGTAAACAAAGTTCTTGTCCGTGTCTCGGTAGACCTCAAAGTCTTTTAGTTCTGTAACAATCATCTTATTTGAATTTAGAGTTATAAACGTGGTTCGAATACTTAGCGTAAGACTTAGGTAGTTCGTACTTAGGCTTAAAATAGGTTTGGTAGTTTCGTGTTTTTGCATC